GTAAAGGCATACCACTTGAATCAATGCGTAATTGGACAAAGATGAAACGCATCCAACCCCGTGATTTATCAACTGGTAGATTCAAATCCAAAGCAACTGCGGAATCAATGCGGTTCATGATGAACAGAAAGATAAAACATTTTGGTATTGAGCCGTTTCCGTTTGTGACAATGGCACGGACAGAGATACTACCATCATTCAACAAGGCGTTGACAAAAGCAATGGCACAAGATATTAAAAACAGATTTAAGCGATGATTTTCAACCAACAACCCGAATCAATAGTGGGATGTAATTCCCCAATCATGTATCAATTTTACGATGCACTTTATACATCAGACAAATTCTATTATCAATGTGATGTGTATGTTTGGAGTGGCACGGCAACAATTCCCGCAACACCAAATTGGACCATCAACAGAAAACCCGACCAATACGGAAGTGGGCGTGGATGGATTGACATTCACAAATTGGTGCAACAAGAAGTAACCCGTGATTTTTTAATCAATGGAACATACAAACCAAACATCGGAAGCGGTGCAAAGCGATTTGCCGTAAAGGTACGGGGTGCATACTATGTTGGAACGACACTAACATTCACAAGTTATGTGACAAGTAATGTCGGTTTGGCATCTGCGGGATACGCTTACACTGCGGAAGGATTCAACCAAGGTTATCCAACCAAATATGTGTTCACGGATAAATCAAAGGTTACATTGACCACGGCAACACCAAGTGCGTACCTTTGGTATGATGCAAGTGTGATTACATCCATTGTGTGCGGAAGCGCAACCATTACCCCAAACACGGTGACTGGTTCGGATCAACTCATTCAAGGCATTGAATTAAAGCAACTAATCACGGCGGGTGGCACATGGGGTGCAGACATCAACATCACTTTTGTAAAGGCGGGTGATGACATCGTCATTCCCGTGGATTTTGTGTGCGAGAATAAGTACGGACAACAAGATGTTTTATTCTTAAACAAATACGGGGTTTATGATTCATTCCTTTTCAATGGTGTTTACAAATCCACTTTTGCAGTAACCAAAGAAAGATACGAACAACCCATATTCAAACAGACGGACATGGCGGAAGCATGGACATACGGGGTGGGAATTACAACGCCCTATTTGACCAATTCAGTTGAAACCATGACAGTGAACACGGATTGGATAAGTGAAAATGATGTTGAGGTGGTTGAACAAATGTTTTATTCCACAAACATTTTGATGTTGGATGGTAGTGCAGTATTGTCCGCAAGGGTGATGGATACCGCATTTGAACGCAAAACAAGGGTAAACGAAAAGTTGATTTTATACACGATTCAGTTGGAGTACAACCAACCGAAGATTAATAAAATGGTACGATGATAAGGTTCAGTTTACAAATTGACGGCACACCCGTTGACCTATTCAACGATGAATCCATTCCGCTTACAAGGCAGTTGAAGGACTTGATGAACCTTTCCACAGTGTGGACAGATTACACCAAGGATTTTCAAATCCCCGCATCAGAAACAAACAACGCCATATTTGCAAACTGGTTTGATGAAAACATGGTGATGGGTGCATGGAATCCTAATTTGGGAAAGGATGGCACAATCTTCATCCATGGTTTGCCCGTGTTTGAAGGTAGGGTTGAGTTGATTGGGTGCAAGTTCAAGGACGGATTACCACAACTTTACAACATCATTTTTTATGGAACTACCAAAAAGGTTTTAGACAAATGGGGTGAAACCTTGATGAATGAAGTGGATTGGAGTGATTACGACCATGTGGCCAATTACGCCAACATTCTTTCTTCGTGGGATCAAACTTTGTTCAGTGGTGACATATTGTGGCCAATTGCGGATTACAACCAACAATGGCGGTATTCCAAAATGAGTGGTGTCAATGGCAACATATTAAAACCAAGGGGGGTTGAAGTGGATGATTTGCGCCCTGCAATTAGATTGAGGGCAATGCTCACCACCGTATTTGCCGAAATTGATTTAACATTGAGTGGTTCGTTTTTGACACGCCCTGAAATGGATGATTTGTATATTTTGCCAATGCAAACTGCGGGTCCTTTGTACGATCCCGAATATACAAGCCCAGGAACATTGGAATCAAATGTTATTGGATTCAGTTGCACACAATGGACTGCGGGGGCATTAACAAAAAAGCCAATCATATTTCCAACCGTGACATCAAATCCATCGGGCAACTACAACCCCGCAACGGGGATTTATACGGCCAACAGAACGGGCAATTACCAATTTGATTTGACTTTTAATGTAACACAACCCGCCACAACACCAAGGAGTATCATTTTTTATTTTATGCTCAATGGCCGTGCGGATGATGACACTGGGGCATATACAACAACAACACTACAAACAAGCACATACACAAGGCGATTGACTGCGGGTGATACCGTTCAAATCGCTTACAATTGTGTTGGCACATGGAGTGCAAATTTGGATTTTGATTGCACAAAAGCCCCACAAGGCATTAACAACAATTCAGTGTTTATGGGTGATGCAATGCCACAAAAACCTATTAAGGACTTTGTGAATGGTGTTTTACAAGGTTTCAACTGCATATTGTTGCCAGTGAGTGAAACCGAAATTGAAATTCACAACCTTCAAGATTGGTTAGCAACGGGAACGACACGAAATTGGACGCGGTTTGTGGATGTAAAGGATATTCAACACGATAAAATTCCAATACCAAAAACCATTTCATTTACGCATCAAGAATCTACTTGTTCACCAAGCGCATACTACAAACAAATCAACAAAAGGGAATACGGAAGTGTAAAAATTGAACCCCGAATTGATTATCCAACGGATGAATTTAATGTTGAAACCCCATTTCATGTTATTTGCCCACAAGCAATGAATGAGATAAACAACAACGGGCAAATTGTACGCAAAACGGAATTAAACATCCCTATATTTTTGGATCAAGATTCCAAGCCAGTGCAACAAGATTACACATTATTTTACTACGGAGGCAAACAATCGGTATCCGATGTGTGGTATTTCAACAATGCGATTCAAACCGTTATGCCGTTAATGACTGCGTATTCGGAATATCCAACTTTGTCAACAAGTTATTCAAACGCCTTTGGAATTGAATTGTCATTGCGTGGTAATGCGCCCACACAGACCATGTACGATATGTATTGGACCGAATACCTTACCCGCATGTATTCAACGCAATCAAGGGTGGTTAAAATGACTGCAATACTACCCGTGGGTGAATGGTTAAACCTTGAATTGAACGACACCATCGCCATTTCATCCAATTACTACAAAGTGCAATCAATCCAATACGATATGTTGACGGAGGTTGCAAACTTGGAATTGGTGACTTATCCCGATGTGAATATCATGAGGTTCACAACCACTGGTCAAAAGCCCGATTTCACCAACCCAACGGAAACGCCATTTGGCCAAACTTACTTAAAAGATTATTCGGTGGCAAAGGGTATCATGAATTCGTATCGGTACAACAACCAAGATTATTTGGATACCAATCAAGATACGGACTACAACAAAAACAATGTGTTTAGTTTGGTTCAGCAAGTGGACAACATGCAAGCCATTTTACAATTTAACCAAGTTACCATGTATCGTGATTCCGCAATATCACGAACCACTGATTCGACAATATGGGATCCGATTCCAATGGAAAGTGAAGTATCAATTGGTTATGTCGACAACATCACATCCAATATGTCTTTGGCAAAGTATGTTTGCACAGAAGGTGGCCAATACAAGTTCACGGCCATGTGTGCATTTGGGCAAAGTGGAAACAAACAAATTGAGTTTGAAATACAAATTAATGGTGTTGACACAAGTGCATACGGATTGACCGATTCCAACCACCATAGTGTGAACATGGAAACCATTTTGGATTTAGCCCCTACGGATGAAGTGACATTTGTTTGGAAAAATGTAACGGGCGGAAGCCATACAATCGTAATTCAGAAAGCAAACTTTTTAGTACTTAAAAAATGATAACACAGATAATTCAACTTTTACAATCACAAGAATGGTACGGGGTATCCGACACGGTGGAAATCGCCAAAGGGAAAAACCAATACAACCAAACATTAAAGCAAGTTGCAAAACAATATAAAAGAGCATACAAGTCATGGCGGAAGAAATAAATTTTAAGGTAAATGCCGATACCAAGTCAGCGGAAAAATCCATTGATAAATTAGAAAAAGGATTTAAGGGGCTACCTGGTATATTCGGCAAGGCGGCGAACGGGCTGAAAGGTTTTGGTAAAACTTTGGCATCCATAGGAAACGCAGTCAAAACGGGATTGGGTTTTGGTATTCTATTGGGGGTGTTGGATACCTTCAAAAGTGTATTGAGTGAAAACCAACAAGTGGTTGACTTGATGAACCAAGCCATGGTTGTGATGCAAGGTGTGGTGAATGGTGTAATCGAGGTATTGAAACCGTTGTTTGTTTGGATGGGCAAAGCGTTCAAGGATCCGCAGAAATGGTGGGGTGATTTGGTGACATCATTTCAAAATGGTGCGAAGTGGATTAAAGAAAACATGATTGATGGGGTGTTCAATAAGTTTGTTCAATGGGCAAACACGGCAAAGATTGCCATATTGGAACTCCGAAAGAACTGGAACGAATTCACGGGCGACACCGAAGAAGCCAAAAAGATAAGCGATGAAATAGACGCACTCCAAAAACAGAACATCAAATTGGCACAAGAAAACGCCAAGAAGATGCAAAACATCAAGGGTGTTGTGAATGATGTTGTTCAAGGAGTTACAAATGCGGTTACTACAATCAGAAAAGCAACCAAACGGGCATTTGATAACAAGGATGTATTGGCAGCAGCGGAAGCCAACATACAAAAGTTGCAAACCCTTTACCAAGGTATTGTTGAAAAGTACGATTTGATGGCTGAAAAGCAACGCCAAATTCGTGATGATGAAAACAAAACCATCGAAGATAGATTGGCAGCCAACAAAGAATTGCAAAGGGTATTGGCCGAAGGTGAGCAAAAGGAACAAGAAAACATCAAAGCCCGAATGGGCATCATTCAGATGCAACAAAATTTGTTGGGTTACAACAAAGACCGAGCAAATGAATTATTGGCATTACAACAAGAATTAACGGGTGTTACTGCAAAGTATGCGGGGTTGATGTCGGAAACCTTGACCAACGAAGTATCATTGGGTAAAGAAGCGTTGGACATTCAAAAGTCAATCAACGAATCCAAGTTATCACAAATCGAAATCACCAACGAAGCGTTGTTGGCCGAAAAACAAGCGGCGATTGAACGGGCGGATTTGTTGACCAATGAATTTGATAAATTTAAAGCGGTTAAGGATGCGGAAAAAGCATTGCGTGATGAAGAAATGCGCCAATTGGAAGAATTGAACGCAAAACGCCAAGCGGACTTTGACACCCAATTATCACAACTCACAAAGGGAACGGCTGCGTATCAAGATGTGTTGAACCAAAAGGCGGAAGCACAAGCGCAGTTTGATTCGGACATGAAAGTCAAAACAACCGAACAAGCGACATTTGAAGCCAAGTCAGCAAAAGAATTAACCGCATTAAAAATCAGTCAACAAGAACAATTGGCAAGTGCAGTTACGGGGGCATTACAATCCATTGCAAGTGCCGTTGGTGAAGAAACCGCAGCGGGTAAAACCTTGGCGGTGGCAAGTGCCATCATTGATACTTACATGGGTGCAACCAAAGCATTGGCAGCGGGGGCGGGTACACCAATTGGATACATCAACATGGCAGCGATATTGGCAACGGGTTTCGCGAATGTTCGTAAAATGACGGCAACGCCCGTGCCAGGTGCAACGGACACATCATCATCCGCACCAAGCGGACCAAGTGTTTCAATTGTGGGTGGTTCAGCCGACCCATCGGCACAGATAGCAAGGTCATTGGCACAACAAAACCAAAAGCCAATCAAGGCGTATGCAGTGGCAACGGACATGAGTACCCAACAAGCCCTTGACCGCAGAATCCAACAAAACGCAACATTCCCAGGATAAATCGTTATATAGAATATGAAAACATCATTTGAAAAATTCATGGCATCAAATGCCGTTCAATCAGTTGAATTAGGAGTTGTTGATTTTGACAAATACATCACCGATGTTAAAGGCAAACAACAAGAAGTTGATAACGCAATTAAGAAGTTTGAAACTATTAGTGCTGAAATCCAAAAGTTCAAATCCGAGTTTTTCCGTCATGTTGTTGATTTGCAAAACATCAAAGAACTTGCACAAAAGCAATTGAGCAAAGATGTTAAAGCCGCACAAGATTTAGGTCTTGACGATAGTGCCTTCAAAAAGAAGTATTTTGAAATCACCAAGGCGGTTGATGACACCATCAAGAAGATTGACAACAACACACGAAACATTAAGTAATGCGTATCGTTGAACTTATATTGGATGAACAACAAATGGCAAGTGGCATTGATGCGATAAGCATCGTGGAAGCCCCCGCCATTGAATCCAATTTTGTTGCGTTAAAATCCCATGAAGTAAAGTTTGCCAAGGTAGATGCAGAAAAACGCATTTTAATGGGTCCGATATTGATTCCAGACAAACCCATATACCGCAAACAAATTGTGGATGGGGCTATGGATGAATTTTACATTTACTTTTCCAAGGATACCGTACGCAAGGCATCACAAATGTTTTTGATGAAGGGTAATCAAGGCAACGCAACTATTGAACACGAATTGGCGGTTCAAGGTGTTTGCATGGTTGAAACTTGGATTAAAGAGGACATGGAAAAGGACAAATCGGCCATCTACGGGATGAACGATCCGATTGGTACATGGATGGGTTGTTTGAAAATCACCAACGATGATGTGTGGAATGATGCCAAGGATGGCAAGTTCAAAGGATTCAGCATTGAAGGTTATTTCGCAGACAAAATGAAGATGAGTAAACAACCATCATTACTTGATGAGGTCAAAGACCTTTTATTGGAATATCAAAAATCTAACAATCTAAAAAAATAAAGTTTTATGAGTATGAATGCAGAATCAATCTTGGACCGCATCATGGTAAAATTGGGTATCAATGAACCCGTTGCCGTTGCGTTGGAACAAGTAAAAACCGAAGAT